GGTATGAAGTTGGGTACTGCGGCCACAAGTCCTGCAACCGTAGCTGTAATACTATACTAATTATTTATGTTAGCCGTGGGTTTGCCGAGATGCACGTGAAATTATAAAGACTGACCCGACTTTTGCACAAGTATTCTCTAGCGCAATGACTGCAGTTGGTGCACTATTCTAAAATATAAATAGAGTATATGGCACGCCCTACTACACGGCAAGGATTGGTTGACTATTGCTTGCGAGCATTAGGTGCACCAGTGCTTGAAATCAACATTGATGATGATCAGATTGAAGATCGCCTTGATGAGGCTATTCAATTTTATCAGGAATACCACAATGATGGTGTAACGCGTGTATTCTATAAACATGTCATTACCACTGGGGATTTTACTAATGGTTATTTCACATTGCCAGACAGTTTGATTTGTGTGCTGCGTGTAATGAATATCAACCGCGGTGATGCGGCCGACATGTTTAGTGTCAAATACCAAATGTATCTTAATGACTTGTATGGTCTACGCCGTCCTGAGAGTATTATTAGTTATCAGATGACTAAAGAATATATGGGGTTGCTTGAAATGATTCTTACTGGTGCAAGTCAGCAAATTACATTTAGTCGACATATGAATCGTCTAATCATTGATGATGACTGGAAGCATACGCTTAAGCCTGGACAATATATTGTGGTTGAAGCATATCAAACAATTGATCCTGAACAGTACGGTGATGTCTACAATGATATGGTATTAAAGCGTTATGCTACTGCACTGTTGAAAAAGCAATGGGCTTCTAATATGCTGAAATTTGAAGGCATGCAATTACCAGGTGGTGTTACATTAAATGGTCGTGCATTGTTTGATGACGCAACAGCCGAAATCCAAAAGATTGAAGAAGATTTCGAATCGCGGTACCAATTCCCGCCAGACTTTTACGTGGGTTAGCAGTATTCTTTATTGGTTAAGTTTATAAATAGTATTATGAAGAAATACTATTATTATACATATAAGACAACCAATAACATCAATAAGAAATACTACATCGGTGTTCATAAATCAGTATCATCATATGATAAATCATATTATGGTTCAGGCACCCGTATTAAAAATGCTTTAATAAAATATGGTAAAGAAAACTTTAGTATAGAAATTCTTGCATATTATGATAGTTTGTCAGATGCTTATGATGCTGAATTTAATCTTATAACAGAACAAATGATTGCTTCTGATGATTGTTATAATATGCAAGAAGGCGGAAAGGGTGGCAATGATGGTAAAAGATTTTTAACTCCTGAGAATATAGCTAGGATGAAAGAAAGCCCGTCTCAAGAAGTTAGAGATAAAATTTCTGCCTCTCTTATGGGTAAATGTTACTTGACCGATGATGGGCGTGAACGTATAATCGAATCTTTAAAAGGAAACAGCCGTGCAAAAGGAATGACTTATATTCATACTGATGAAGCTAGAGAGGCTATAGCTGAATCTAAAAGAGGAGTAGCATGGACTCAAGAAAGACGCGCTGCATCAAGCATTGCTAGAAAAGGTATATATCAAGGAGAACTTAATCCAATGGCTTTAGAAGAAAATCGCAATAAAGTTAGAGATTCCAAAATAGGTCTTAAAGCATTATTTCATTCTCAAAAACCAAAACGTATGGCTAAACCAGGATCGGATAAATGGAATCAATTAGTTGAGGATGGTTATCTTCCGGTATAAATAGAATTATAGTATGGCACGTAATGTATATTTTTCGCATGGCACGCGAAGTGAAAAGCACCTTTATGAAGACCTCATAATTGAGGCAATGTCCATTTACGGACATGATGTCTATTATATACCACGTAAGGTGGTGCAGTTAGATACCTTACTCAATGAAGATATGCTTTCTCGTTTTGAGAGTGCATTTAAAATTGAGATGTATGTTGAAAGTGTAGATGGCTTTGAAGGTGATGGCAAGCTGATGAATAAGTTTGGTTTTGAATTCAGAGACCAAGTTACTTTTGTTGTTGCCAATCGTCGTTGGAATCAATTGATTGGCCGCTATGGTGTTACTGAAGGCGGAGTGCGTCCTCGTGAAGGTGATCTAATCTATGTGCCGCTAACAAAAGGTCTTTTTGAGATTCGTTTTGTTGAAGATAAAAAACCATTCTATCAAGCGGGTCAAGTTCCTACATTCAAATTGACATGTGAGAATTTTGAGTATAGCAATCAAGTTCTTGATACTGGTGTTGGTGAAGTTGATGCTATACAATACCATGCTGCTCAGGCACAAAGTGTACGCACAACGAGTGTCTCAGGACAAACCTTTACACCTGGTGAAAAGTTAACTGTTGATTTGACAAACAGCGCTGTAACTGGCACAGTTGAGTTCCTTGGTTATTATGAAGATAGCAATAATGTAATAAGAACAAAGATTGGAGTACCAACTTGGAGTGATAGCAATTATCATATTATAGGTGTCAATGATACACTAACTGGCGTTGATGACGGATACACTGTTACTATACAAGAAGTATACCCAATGAGTAGCACTGATGCCGATGCTTTTGAAAATGATCTTAATGCACAAAATGACGTATTTGAGATTGATGGCAATGCATACATTGACTTTAGTGAAATGAATCCATTTGGTGAACCTGATCAATAATAACCATGTTAGACAATTCTTACTATTACCACGGAACAATCAAAAAGATTGTTGCTGTATTTGGTACTCTTTTTAATAACATTCATACTGGTAAACTTATAGACGGTAAGTTGACTGCAGTTACACGTGTGCCATTAGCGTATGGCCCAAAAGAACATTGGCTTGCGCGTATTCGACAAAATACAGTTGACCAAAAGGAAACTGAAATTGCAGTAAAAGTTCCACGCATGAGCTTTGAAATCTCAAGCATTGCGTATGATACAACTGCAAAATTAAATCGGCTTAATCAAGAGATTACCAGTACCGATACAGCTAATGGTAAAAAAAATTATTATTGGCAAACTGTGCCATACATCATTGGTATGCAGCTTAGTATATATGCACGCAATCAAGATGATGCATTGCAAATTTTTGAACAAATCATTCCAACATTTCCTCCTGAATATAGTGTCACAGTTATAGACTTGGCTGTCCCAGGAACAAATACGGTTGTTCCTATTACGTTAACTGGCACAACATTTAATGATGATTATGAAGGAGACTATCAGACTGGCCGACGCACCCTAATCTATACACTAGACTTTAATATAAAAGTTCAATTTGCAGGGCAAAATATGAATAGTAGTATTATTAAAAGTATTGATGCCAATTTCCTTGATACTACTGTGGTCGCCGGTGGTGTGCCACTTGATAAAGTTAATGTGCGTCTTGGCAATATGACGACTGATACACCGGACAATTATACTACCGTGACTACATTTGGATTCCTATAATTTAACCATTTTTATATTATGAGCCTTAAACCAGCAAAGACGCGTCAGGATATACTTGACTCATTACAAACCAATCTGCCGGCCGTTCCTGTAGCTGAAAATCATCAGATAACAGTCAATGAAAAATTACCAAGTGTAGATGATATAAGCATTGATGTTGAAGAAGACTATCGCTTTGCACGCGATCATATTAAGAAACTGATTGGTACAAGTGATGAAGCAATAGCAACAATGCATGCTCTGGCCGCTGATGCTGAACATCCACGTGCATTTGAAGTATTGGCTGGCATGATTAAAAGTGCGGCTGATATGAATAACCAGTTGCTAACATTGCAACGTGACCGTAAGAAACTTGTTATTGAACCTGCTGCGCCTAAAAGTGTAAGCGTTGGCTCCAATACCACAAATAATAGTATCTTTGTTGGAACAACCACTGAATTGCAGAAGTTCCTTAAAAGTCAAAGTGAAACAACAGTTGACGTTTGACCATCCCTTCGGGAACCTTCGGTTAATCCGATATATAATTAGATTGCCATTAGCGGTTTGATCTAAATCAATTGTAACAGGTTCTGCAAACTTGTAAAGGATAAAAATATAATATATGTCGGCGCACCCCAATTCTTATAATGGCAATATGCAAGTTAAAGCAGATGGTGTACAGCAAAACTTTACTTCATTTGAAATACAAGAATATCAGAAGTGCATGGCCGACCCGGTGTATTTCACCAAGACATATGTAAAAATTATTCACGTCGACCATGGATTGGTGCCTTTCAAGTTGTATCCTTACCAAGAGAAAATGTTTAATCATTTTAATGACAATCGTTTCTCTATTGTTCTTGCGCCGCGGCAAGTTGGCAAAAGCGCGAGTGCTATTATATATCTCCTGTGGTATGCGCTGTTTCATAGCGAAAAGACAATTGCAATTTTAGCAAACAAAGGCGCAATAGCTAGAGATATGCTAGCGCGTATTACGCTTGCTTTAGAAAACGTGCCATTCTTTTTGCAGCCCGGAACAAAGGTGCTTAACAAAGGCTCAATTGTATTTTCCAACAATTCAGAAATTTTAGCGGCAGCAACAAGTAGTAGTAGTATTCGAGGCAAATCGGTAGCACTGCTTATGTTGGACGAATTTGCATTTGTTGAAAATGCATCAGCCTTTTATACAGCTACCTATCCGGTAATTGTTAGTGGAAAAAATACCAAAGTAATTGTCACAAGCACGCCCAATGGAATTGGCAATATGTTTCATAAACTGTGGGAAGGCGCTGTTCAAGGCACCAGCGATTACAAAGCGTTTCAGGTTGACTGGCGAGATGTTCCGGGACGAGACGAAGAATGGAAAAGGCAAACCATTGCAAACTCATCGCAGCTGCAATTTGACCAGGAGTTTAACTGCGCTTTCTTGGGCAGCGGCAGCACACTAATTAGCGCAAATACACTGCTTGGCCTGCAAGGAGTTGAAGCAAACAAACAGCAATATGGCATAAAGTATTATGACGACCCGGTTGAAGCGCATGACTATATTATGACGGTTGATGTTAGCAAAGGGCGCGGCCAAGACTATAGCACATTTACTGTTTTTGATGTTAGCAGCATGCCATTTAAAACCGTGTGTACTTATCGTGATAATCTTATAAGTCCATTGATATATCCAGAACTTATTGTGCGAGCTGCAAAGCAATATAATAATGCAATGGTAGTCATAGAAAATAATGATGCTGGACAGGTTGTATGTAATGCTGTATATTATGAATATGAATATGACAATATGTTTGTATCAAGCGCGGTCAAGAGCAATGGTATTGGCGTCATGATGACAAAACGCGTTAAACGCATTGGCTGCAGTAATCTTAAAGACTTAATTGAGAATGGCAAGCTGGAAGTATGCGACATAGATGCTATTGCCGAGTTGAGCAGCTTTGAGCCAAAAGGTGATAGCTATGCTGCACGCGGAAGTACGCATGATGACTTGGTAATGAACCTTGTTATGTTTTCATGGTTTGTTAGCACTGAAGCATTTGGCGGTATCAGTAATGTTGATCTTAAACAACTCTTATATAGTGAAAAGATACGTGAAATGGACGAAGATGTTCCATTATTTGGCGTCATAAATAACTATGTATCTGATGCTCCAGAAAGTTCACAATACTATCAAGAAGCACTAACACAAAACCGTGAATGGGATAGCCTGTAAAACGTCGTATTTTATAAATAGGATTATTGAAAGCCTTCTTATTATGACAACTTATTATAACAACAACTGAGAACTAAAAAATATGGCATTAACATCAGCTGGAGTCGAAATTAAAGAAATCGACCTAACAAACATTGTGCCTGCACTTGCTACCAGCGTTGGCGGTTATGCAGGATCCTTCAACTGGGGGCCGGCAGGTCAACTGGTTACTGTAAGCTCTGAAAAAGATCTTGTAACAAATTTTGGTCCACCAAATAATGTTACTACTTCAACTACAGCTAGCTTTTTCACCGCCGCAAGCTTTTTAAAATATGGCAATAATCTTAAAGTTTCCCGTTCGGTTGAAGCTGCTGATTATAATGCTTCAACCAAACCATGGCGCGCAACAGGTGCAATTACAACTCTTACTGCCGCACCTACTGCTGCTGGTACCGGTTATGCAGTAGGTGATATACTTACTCTTAGCGGTGGTACAGCAGGAAATCTTGCAACTGCTCAAGTATTAACTATTAGCGGTGGCGCAGCAACTGGCCCAGTTGCAACTGTTGCTCTTCTTTATAGCGGTGCAGGTTATACAGCAACAACTGGTATAGCTACAACAGGCGGCACAGGCAACAGTTGCACATTAGCCGTAAGTGCTATTGCAACAGATGGATACGCGGCTGTCACACCAATACGCATTAACAATAAAGATGTATTTGATGCAACTGTTAGTGGTACAGTACTTAAGAGCGCAATTGTTGCGCGTTATCCAGGGGTTCTTGGCAATGCAATAAGCGTTGTACTTTGCCGTAGTACTGCATTAACACCAGCAACTACAGGTCAAACCGATGGTACACAACGTAATGATGTATCTGGTTACTTTTCATATGTTCCTGGAATTAGTTCATATTCAGCAAGAGTTCAGGCTGCAAACGGTTGGGCTGCTAAAGAATTTAATGACGAAATTCACATTGCTGTTATTGACAGTGATGGATCATTTACTGGTACCGCTGGAACTATCCTTGAAAAATGGGAAGGCCTTTCGCTCTTTACTGATGCAAAAACAGATAATGGCGCAACCAATTATTATCGTGATGTTGTTAATCGCAATTCACGTTACATATACATCAATAAGTTGATGTATACTCGCAATACTACTGTTGCTGGTTCTGCCTCATTGTTAACTGAAGCTGAATTTACCAGAACAGATGGTAGCGCGTTTTCCGCCGGATCCACCGCTACACAATTAAGTGCACGCTCAGCTGTAGGCGGCGGAGTTATTATTACACTTGAAAGCGGCGCAAATGCTGCAATGACAGCAACTGGCATCAGCACAGCATATGACCTGTTTGCAGATGCACAAAGTGTTGATGTAAACTTATTGTTTGGCGAAGTTCACGCTGTTACCTCAACTGCAGTAACCAATGATATTAAATTGGCTGCCATTGTCAATTCACGCAAAGATTGTGTAGGATTTATAAGTGCACCATTGGATGTTGCTACAAAAACAAGTGATGCTACCAAAAAGAGCACAATCTTAACTGATAAGTTAACCACAAATGCTTGCCCTGTTAGTAGTTATATTGTAATGGATTCATCTCCAGTTTATGTGTACAATAAGTATAATGATAACTATCTATGGATTCCTGCTTGCGGACACCTTGCTGGGTTATGCGCAAACACTGATTCTGTTGCTGATGCATGGTTTAGCCCAGCAGGCTTTAACCGTGGCCAATTGCAAGATGTAGTTAAACTTGCATATAATCCAAACCAAGCAGACCGTAATGACCTTTATACAGTTGGAGTTAATCCAATTTGTGCATTCCCAGGTCAAGGCATTGTATTGTATGGTGATAAAACACGCTTGGCAAAACCAAGTGCATTTGATCGCATCAATGTTCGCCGTTTGTTTATTACTCTTGAGAAATCTATTAGCGCTGCTAGTAAATATCAATTGTTTGAACAAAACGATGACTTTACTCGCGCAGCATTCCGCAATATGGTTGAACCTTATCTTCGTGATGTTAAAGGCCGCCGTGGTATTACTGACTTCCGCGTTGTATGCGACAGCTCAAACAATACTGGTGATGTGGTTGATGGCAATCGTTTTGTTGCTGATATCTACATCAAGCCGTCTCGTTCTATCAATTACATTACACTTAACTTCATTGCTACTCGCACTGGTGTTGAGTTTAAAACAATTGTCGGCGCCTAATATAAATAAACCTATAATAATTTAACATAGAAAATAATATGGCTGGAATCGAAGATTTTAAATCAAAACTAACAGGTGGTGGCGCACGCCCAAACTTGTTCAGAGTAACATTAGCATGGCCTGGAGCATCTGGCTATGATCAAGAAAAAGCAAGCTTTTTGATTAAAGGTGCATCATTACCTGCAAGCGTAATTGGTACTGTTGAAGTACCATTTCGTGGTCGCAAATTAAAGATTGCGGGCGACCGCACATTTGAAACATGGACCATTACTGTTATCAATGATAACAATATGGTGATTCGTACTGCATTTGAAAATTGGATGAATCTCATCAATGCTCATAGCGCAAACGTATCGTCATATGTTGGTACGCAATCATTGGGATACATGGCACAAATGCAAGTTCAACAACTTGACCGCAGCGAAAATGTATTAAAAGAATATAACTTTGTTGATGCATACCCAATCAATGTAAGTGCAATTGACCTGAGTTATGATACAACAGACGCTATTGAAGAGTTCACAGTTGAACTTAATTATCAATATTGGACTGATGTTAACAACAACATTTTCTAAATAATAGAAGTGTTTACCTGAGCAGGAGCATGTTTATTCGTGCTCCTGCTCTTCCTATATATAAATTATATGAAGATATTTGGATTTGAAATAACTAAGCGTTTGGGTAAAGAAGCAGATGATAGCACGGCTAATCTGCAAAGCTTTGCCTTGCCAGTTGAAAATGATGGTGCAGCATATATCAGCGCCGCAAGTAGTGCTGCTGGTTATTATGGCCAAATCCTTGATATTGACGGCGGTAGTTTAAACAATGAAAAAGATCTTATCTTGCGCTACCGTGCAAGTGCTGTTCAACCAGAATGTGATGCTGCCATTTCAGAAATTGTAAATGGCGCTATTGTAAGTGACAGTGATGGCGCGCCTGTAAGTTTGATTCTTGACAATGTTGATCTTAATGACAGCAGCAAGAAAAAGATTCGTGAAGAGTTTAATCGCCTTCTTCAATTACTTTCATTTAACTATATGGGTTATGACCTGTTTCGCCGTTGGTATATTGACGGCCGCCTATATTTTTACTTGATTATGGATCCTAAGAAGCCAAAAGATGGCATCAAAGAGATTCAGCAAATTGATCCACTAAAGATCAAAAAGATTAAAGAGGTTAGTACAAAAATTGATAAAGCAACTGGCATCAAGACCAGTGAAATTACTGATGAGTACTTTATGTATACCGATGATTTTAACAATAGCTCTGGCATGAGTGGATTAAAGATTGATCCCAATGCTATTGTATATGTTCCAAGTGGTGTACTTGATGAGAATGGTAAAGTTAGTATCAGCTACCTACACAAAGCAGTCAAGTTGGTAAATCAACTGCGTATGATGGAAGATGCATTGGTCATCTATCGTATTGCACGCGCGCCTGAGCGCCGTATTTTCTATATTGATATTGGTAACCTTCCAAAAGGCAAAGCCGAAGAATATGTACAAGGCATTATGGCCAAGTACCGCAACAAGCTGATGTATGACGCCAACACTGGTGAAATACGCGATGATCGCAAGACCATGAGTATGCTTGAAGACTTTTGGTTACCACGTCGAGAAGGCGGGCGGGGTACTGAAATTACCACATTGCCTGGCGGTGAAAATCTTAGTCAAATTGAAGATGTTATTTACTTTAAGAAGAATCTTTACCAGTCGCTGAATGTTCCATCCAGCCGGCTTGAAAGTGAAACTATGTTTAGTGTTGGTCGTAGCACTGAGATTAGCCGTGAAGAAGTTAAATTTCAAAAGTTTATTAACCGCCTGCGCCGTAAGTTCTCTACGCTATTCATTGATATGCTTAAAGTCCAGTTGATTTTAAAAGGAATTATCACTCAAGACGATTGGGAAGCTATTCGTGAAAACTGTAGTGTTGACTATATTGAAGACAACTTCTTTAGTGAACTCAAAGACTTTGAAATTATGAAAGAACGTCTTGGCATGTTGGATACCATTAGCAGTCAGATTGGAAAATACTACAGTGAAAAATGGGTTCGTTCAAACATCCTAAACCAAAGCGATGATGAGGTTGAAAAGATGAATGAACAAATCAAATTGGAAGCAACTGAAGCAGAAGCAAATGCTCCTGAAGATGAAACAGATGGTGGTGGTGATGAGGAAGATATGAATAGCCAATATAAATAAGAAAAATTATAAATAAATACGTATATGAGTAACATCAAAAATTTTATAAAAAGCATTGCAACTGGTGATGCTGCAAGTAGCGCGGCCACAATGCAACGCATGATTATTGACAAAGCCAAGACAGTGCTTGATATTAAGCGTGTTGAGCTGAGTGCTAGCATTTACGATCAACCTAAAATTACTGAAAGCATTGTAACCGAGGCCATTGCGAAAAACACAAAAAAGTTTGATTATGCCAAGGGCCTTGGCCTTGAGCGCAATGACCCAAAATTCCGTGAAGCACAAGGCGAAATTTACCGCGCGCTTGATGATGAAGATAAACGGGCTCTTTCACGTATCATTCAAATTGATACGCGTGATGACGATGGTAAGCAATTTGAAAAAGAAATTCGCATGCTATATACAAAGCTAATGAAAAAATTTAAAAATGTTAGTGTGT